GTATTAATTGAACTTCGCATATTACATTATTAACATTCTGGGTAGATTGAAAAAATGTAACTGAAGATACGTAGTCAGGCAAAGGCGTTATTGCACTAAAATTATTAGCATCTATTACATATCCAGCATCTGGAATTAACTCAAGATATGAGTTCTCGTAATCCGACACCGGTTCTCCTTCTACAACAGGGGTTGGCGAATGAAAACATTCAACTGAAAAATTACCTACGTTTACTGTATTGCTCATGAATATTTAATTTAAGGTATTATATTACCTGTTAGTACATCGATTGTTAAGGCGCTATTGTTTGGCTGAACCGCGGAATAAACCTCAACTCCCTCTTGGAATATTTGCATTGCAACCCCATCCCCATGGATAGATAACAAGCCGTCTGATCTATATGTGTCCGGCACAAGCGCAAACGTAATAAAGCTTGGGTTATTTTGATCTGGGGAATTATTTATTATGTCATTTGCTTGAGCAGCGTCTATTGTTAATAAGTTATATCTATCAGTAGACACAAGCCTACCACTTGATCCAGCAAAAATATCAGACGCAGTAATATACTTTTGTGGAAAATTATACCCAGCCCAATGAGTGTCTGTCGGGTTGTACAACACAGTGCTTGTAACTCCTTGATCGGCAGCACTAGGGACATTTTGTATAGCGCCAGTAACGACATCAGCCATTACATCTCCCGTGGGAGAAAATGCGATGCCATTTGCATCTAACCTAAAAGTATCAAAACGATTATTAGCCCCGTAAGCATCATCAATATTGCTAACATAAGCTCTGCCTATCTCCACTCCATTACCTGTTATTAAATAGGTCCCTAAGTTACAGCTATGGGCGGAGCTTGCAATTGCTGCCATCGGAGTAACAAGCCCCGTGACAGGATCCGTGTAGCTCCTTGCTGGCTGTGGGTTTCGGGTTGTCACTAGGAATTCCAGTGAAAGAATAGCTTCGCCTAAAGTATTACCTCCAACTTCTTGAGTTCCAGTGTTTCCATCAGGATCTTCAACTGTCATTGTAAAATTAATTGCCGAAGCCGATGCACCCGCGGGTAAGCAACTAGATGGTATATACCAATTTCCAGTACCATCATTTAAAGGTTGCGGCTGAGCCATCCAGATAGGTAAGTTTGGTACGGGTGTTTGAATAAATAACTCTGTTGCGGCGTGATCTGGATCCGCTAATATTATAGGGTTGTATTCCCAACAATCTTCTGGTTGCAATGCAATAGAAGGATGAGAGCTAACAAAATACGGATTTTCAGCTACAGGCAATATTTCTAAAGTTACAGTAAACATACTGCAAACGCCTCCGCAACAAGCGTTAACATTAAAACTACCTCCACCACCAAAGTAGTTAAGATTTGGAGTAAACTGAAATGCGCCAGTAGATGAAACAGAATCTAAAGTTCCACCAGTAGTAGCATCTGAGGCTAAAGAATAAACCACAGCACTTCCATCTCCACAGGTTGCTGGTCCAGTTAATTGTATATTCATAACGGTATCTTCTAACCCTTCATAGAATTGATTAACAACAACCGGGGGTTGTACTGTATTGTAACAGCTAGCGTCAATACATATATTGACATCCCAAGCCGTAATCTCAGTGTCTCCTGTTACACTCGCTCTACCGATACCTTGTACGGAAAATTCTTGAGAATTTACATTAGTGTCGCATGTTGTGTCAAAATATGTTTGTAATCCTTTTATGTAATTAAAATGCTTACCTTCTTTAGTTATAAATTCTTTAACTTGGCCTTCTTGCAAATCTGTATATACAGAATTAGCATACCAGCCACTTGTTGTAGAAAATGTATTAGGCACTAATTGATTTGCAGATACTTCGGCTATAGAATAATTTCTAATACCTGTTGAATTTAACTGATATTGGTATTCCAATGCATCACTGCCTGTGTAATTCAATGTTTTATACCCTTTAACTGTATTAGGGGAATCGTTCGTAACAAGATCTACAGAGCTATCGTATTGCAACCCGTAAAAATTATTGTATATAGAGTTAGCTTTATGATCCCATATTAATCCATTTTTAAAAGTATAATAAGAATTATTAAGGTATAAACCAAATTCGGGTATAAATGATTTTCTACTTGTCCATCCATTAACCCCTTCTGCAAATGATATAGTAGTTTTTAATGTTGGATTTTTTGTTATCTCAGGAGCGCAAGACGGGTCCGTTTCATTAGCCCTATCAAATTGACTTATAGAAAGTTTCTCTTGCCATTCGGGAGTTAGATAATTTAAGGTAACATTGTATTCACCTGTTCCTATGTCGTAAGATCCAAATATATCTTTATTTTTAATTAGATTATCTGAAAAGAAATCCTCCATGCCATACCTGGATATCTCCTCGATGCCATCGTTAGATAATCGTAAAACACTTCCTCTTGCTCTATCTGTAAAATACACTCTGTATCCAAATTGAGAAAAAGATTCTGGGTTCTTTGAAATTCCAAACTCACCAGCGAATGGCACAGCTTGACCTAATACGTTACTATTAGAAGTAACATTAGCGCTGCCGTCTGCGTTGAATAAAGCATCTTTATTCGCTAAAATTCTTAATATCTTGTCCTCGCACATTGCGACAACATTAGTATCTCTTGAATGCAGCTTTTGTATTGAGCCGTATTCGGGATTTAAGTCTTTAGTTATAGGTAACGCTTGTATAAATTGATTAAGTCCATTTATACCGGAGTTAGAGTTATATATCTGTGAAAATATTAAGCCCGTGTTTTTAACCTCCGATGCATACGGATCATCTAACGGAGCCGACGCTATTGGATTTTTGTCTATATAAGGCTGGTTAAAGTCATCTCTAATTCTATTAGATTCTACACCTTGACCGTATGAGTAGCAATTAAACCAATCAAGAACTATAGGGTCATTGTGCTCTATAATAGGAATTGATTTTGTTGCTTGATAATATATGTCAATATCTACAGCTTCTTTAGGCTGAGTTTCAAATATAGCTGGATTTGTTGTAGTAAGTAATTTGTTATTGTCGTTTATTATTTCTTGAACTACCTGAACAGCTACAACAGGGTATTGAGTTATGTCTGATGTTGAGGGGTAAACAGCTTGCCATTCACTTATATCCATCCATTCTTCTGTAATTTCTTCTTCTAACTCAAACCAGTATTCAACTCTGTGGTTTGAATTTTCTTCGTCTTGATCTGACCAGTCGTCACAGCTTTTACAAATAAAAGCAGGAGGAAAACAAAATTCAACTTCTTTTAAACCTCTTTTTCCGTCGCCTTTTTGAGAGTTAAGTACTCTATAATTTTCTGAAAATTCTCCATTTGCTCTAACAAATCGAATCAGCGCCCCTGACTTAAACACACCGTCAACCCCAGCATTTGCTTCTTGTATACTTCTTCCAGCCATTAAAAAACCGAAATACTTTTGCCCACGTATTGGCGGATCATAAGTATCTCTTTTTATACCAAAAGCACCGTTATACCCCAAGCTGGCTCCTTCTTTTCTTCCGTTATTACACCACTGTCTAATTCCGTCGTCCCCTCTGCTCCTGTCCATCCAAGCATACCCTGGTTCAGCATATCTGTTACGTATGTACCCTTGAGACATGTCTACTTCACCTAAAACCCCATATACAGGGTCTGTTGCTGCAAAAGACTCTACTATGTTTTCATCAAAATTAAAATCTCTGTTTATTTTAGCAAAAAATCTACCTTCAAACTCAGGTCTTTTTTCAATAACTTCTGTTAAGATGGTTACAGTACAACTAGTTTGACCTTCTAGGAAGGCTGCGTCAGGTCCAAGAGGCTCAGCTAGTGTGACAGTGTATTGATTGCCCACTCCAGTCCTACCTCCTGATTCTATTGGATAATAGTCGGTATTACCAGCTCCATCGGATATTCTAATTAGATTGTCTGATGTAAATCCAGAAGAGAAGGCATCATTACTGTCTTGAGTTGGGCCATTAAATATTAAACTAATAAAGCCAGGTTCAAAGCCCGATGTTATCTCTACTACACTTTGGGCAACAGACCTTCTGAATGTAGCAATAAAATCAGGAGCTTCTGACTGAATAGATAATATTTTATATCTAACTTCCCCTGTAACCGCTACATCATTGTCATGCTGCTTCTTTATATATAGATAAGTTTCTTCGTCTACTTTGTTTCTTTCAGAAGACGGGAATGAAAGCCATACGTTACCATCTTCCGCAAAGTAAAACCTATCTAAAGCTAGATTGTAATACTCATTAGAAGTGTCTTTAATGAAATATTTAAAATGTGTAGCCCAATTTGGAGGCAAGTGATTAGCTTGTATCTCTAAGGCATTTTGCAATAAAGCTGAAGATTGTGCTATTTGCAAAGAGGCTGTGTTATTCGTAAAAACCGGCGTTTCTCTGCCGTACTTATCCGCATATAGAATTCCAGTTTGGTAAGTACGTATAGACTTTATGGATTCTTTAGGTGATCTTTTTTCTAAGTTAGGAATTTCTTGACCAGTTACGGGGTCATAGATAGGAGCAGCATTGCCTGGATGTGGCTGAGGTGCTTCATTAATTGAAAGACTTATTGATTGATCGACATTATAATTTTGAGTGTAATTTCCATAAAGCAATCTATTACCTGTTATTTCCTGGCTTTTAGCTTTTAACGGTACATTATCCCAAGGTCTTAAAATTTGATTACTCTCAACTAAGCTACCAATAAGTTCTGAAACTATCTCTAAGGTTACAACAGCTCTTGATTCTAGTTTATCAACAGAATACACAGCAGGTGAAATAGAATCTTTATAAAGAATCTCCACAGATTCAACATCATCCCCACCCCAATCTATATCTCTTAATTCTAGAAATCTAATGTTGTTTATCATTCCCTGATTGTAGCCGTCACTTGACAAATATTCAAATTTACCCCCAACGAAAACTACATTGGTAAAAGGCGAAAAGGTAGAGAATTGATTATTAGCATATTTCCATCTATAAGCAAACCTAGGGAATTGAAATTCAAACATAGCAGGCCCTTCTTCTAATAAGACTTCCCAAGACAATGGAGTAAACCCGCCCTCGCCATCTGCAAATTTTTGTATATTAGAAGATATAGATTGTATCTGTGCAGTCAAGGTCGTTGTCCCTGCGCCAGCGGTAATTAACATTACTATTTGATACTCAAAGTCTTCTTGGGTTTCACTTACGGGCTTAGCTTTGAAATTTATTATATCTCCATTGCTCCAGTTTGTTAATGTGCTTACATTAAAAGAAACTATTCCGTCAATACCTATAGGGTATTCATTAGGCTCAGCATTTTGTGCCTCCGCATAAGTAGGCATTGATTTATATTCTAATGGCTCATTTAAGTCAGGTATATAAGTGAAGTTTTGTTGGTCTGTTACATTATAAGTTACAAATACAGGCGTAATACCTGTACCTGGCCCGCCAATCTTACTCGCAGCAGCTACAACGCTAAGAGGGGATGTTGGGGATTTTAGTATAACAGTAACATCTGATTCTATAAAATCTCTTCCGTATATTTGAGAATGAGTAACAAAATCGGTGGTTGAATTTAGGAACCTACTAATGTCTAAGCTTTTAGGTTCTGTATTATTGTCTGTCCAGAATAATACACCGTCTAATATGTTTATACCTGTTACTAAGAAGTCAGTAGAAAATTTTAATATATTCTGTGTGTCAACTAATATTGGAGAAACTATATTTTCGCTTTGGTCTAGCTTAGCTATAACATCTGCTTCATCCGATGTAATCAACCAGTATACATTGTCATTAAGCGTGTCAGAAATTCCACCTATACAAGTAGCGTTAGTTAAAGCTGTTATGTATTCATTATCTGCCCATTGAGTTGCCACGAGAGTAGAAGGATTGTAACCCTGGTTATTAATAGCTAAGTTGCCTATAATATTTTGCATAGCTCCCCTATCTGAACCTTCAGAAGATGAAACTTCTAAGTTTAAGGCGTCACGATATTCTCCTTCTGGGATTAATCTTTCGTCTAAGTCTTGATTCATCTTTCCTTGGCGGAAAGTATGTACGAACTCTGCCATATATTAGTGTTTTATAATCTTAGATTTATTACGCATAACTTGTGTAATTTCCTCTATTTTAATATTAGATAATCTTATTTTTGCATTTCTTTTAGCCGCAGATTGTTCTCTCTTAAATCTTGATACTAAATATTCAGGAGTGTTAGCTCTAGTAGATAATATAGCGTATGCCATGTATTTATATAAAGCCTCCTCTGCAAATTTATGTACTACCATTTCCTCGTCTGTACCTAAGCCATCAGAAATGTATTTTAAAGTAACTATCCTCCCTACAAATGAAGAGTCAAAGAATATAATTCCCTGAAGCTGATCGATGTAAAAAACGCCATTTGTTTGTGCTTGTTGAGGTGAAATACCGTAACGTCTGCCAAAGTGATTAATTGAAAATCCTCTATTGGTAATATTATCAGATTCATTTCCAATCTCACTATTAGTTGTTGATTCAAATCTTTTCTTTGTTTCTGAAGACTGAGCAGATATGATTTCCTGGTCTTGTTCGTCAAATAGATATTCGTAATTGTTGTCTTGTAGAATAGGGAAAGGGTTGCTAGTGTGCTGAGCTGGGTATACTACGCGTTCTATGCCGCTAGAATCAACCCAAACTAGTTTTACATAGTTTACGTAGTCTTTAGGTAATACGAAGTTTAAATTAGGCCCTACCTCAATCTCCGCAGATTTAACGGAGGGTAATATATCAAAGCTAAATTCTTGAATCCCTCGCTGAGCATGGAATGCTACGTCGGTTCTTTTTGCTTTAGGTATGATCTTCTCTTCGCCTACGTAAGATATAATGAAGTTGTTTATAATATCTTTTATACTGGTAAATTGATAATTACCGTAATCTTCGTCCCAACTGTTCCAAACATTATCTGGACCTAGGTAGTACTGTTCATCTGTTTGGTTTATTAAGCCCATATATTATGCTTTTTCTTGTTGAATTGTTTCCTGCTCTTCTTGGTTCATTACTTGATATAAAGCTAAATCTTTTATTAGTATTCCAGAAAGCTCTAGTATTTTAATTACAAGTTCAGTTTCTTCTGAAGGGTGCAATTCGAAATCCACAGAATAAGTTGAATCGTATAAAGCTTCACCAAATACCATTTGGTACTTCCATTCTACTTTAACTGGTTTCTTTATATAATTAAATTCAACTTCAGTTACATCTGTAATTTCAGAATTACCGTACACTCTGATTCCGTTTGAGTTTGAAACGAATACAGGTCTAATATTTTTAGGTTTGGTTAAGGGAGAAGCGTTTATATACAAAAATTCATTTGCATTTATTCGTTCCGCTTCTATATTCTCCGTAGTAGATACACCGAAAGAATTTGTTGTAGTGTTTTTATATATTACTGTTCCTAATCTATACTGATCCGCTGGGGGAACAAAGAAAGGCTCTGGCCCTGGACGGGTTGGTTGAGCAGTTGCTTCGAATATATTAATTTTTTCATTAAGCAAGGTGAGCATGTCTGAGTATTCCGTGCTATTGCCTGGAACTCGACCGAATTGATTTATATCGTAAAAGTATTGTTCAAACAAATCTTTCTGTGCTTGATTAGCAAACAAATTAAACTCTTGAGGGGTTACATACCCTCTTTGTTCTTTATTAAGTATTGCCAATACTCTTTGATAAACAGTATCTACGCTTACAGCCATAATGTATTTTTTTATTATTTATAGTAATTAAGCCACCTTTAAGATGGCCTAACCACTACAAAGGGTAACTTATTTAAGTTTCTTTAAAATTGTTTTGTAAACCTCCATACCTGCATCTGTCTTAAAGTAAGACGCTAATGCTGAATAAGGATGCTCATCAAAAGGAACTGTCATTAACTTTCTTTTTGCATCGCCATACGTAAACGTACGTTGATCTCCTGAGAGTTGTAAGATGCCAGCCTCTACCGCTTTAGCTCCTGTGTTCCTCAATTGTAATGAGTCATCACTGGCTAATTGAATAAATAAAACTGGATTTCTTTTAGCAAAGATCATTAGATCTCTTTTTAATTCACTAGAAGATAATGTTGTTACTTTTTCACCGTACTCAGATCTTAGGATCGCTTCAGCATGATCGATGTCAAGTGTTTTAGCTGCGTTCAATGCTTCCAGTTCGTATTCAATCCAATCTAATTCATTAACGGAATTTTGCACTGGATCTAACTCTTTAAATATAATACCACTTAGTGGGTGATATATAGAAAGTAATTTTTGTAATGATACATTCTCTTTTTTAACCGTCAATGTTCCATCTCTGAAAACAACACGGCCTAATGTAGCTTCTCCTTTTTGCTCGTCGACAAAACAGGATTTTTGATTTGTTGCATACCGAAGTTCCCTTTGATATCCTGACTCTTTGTCAAAATACAATAAAGGTTTGTTTCTGCTATGCTTTGTCGAAATTGTGTAAACTAAAGGGGATTTACCTGTTGCTAGGTAATATGTTCTATCTTTAAATTCAAATTCCGGTATAATTTTTTTAGGTGCAGAAACCTTTGCTGGTTCTACATAAGTATTTTCAATTGCTTGAGGAGCAACCTCTGCTTGCTGTGCTGTAGCTTTTTTTGCCATGATATAATATAATTAGATAATTTTTAAAAAGTAATAATTACCCCCGCTAATACAACGAGGGTAACAATTACATTAATTTACTTTTGATTAACCTGCAGTAACCTTCTTCAATAATACGAAGTTGTTAGCTGCTTGTACACATAAACATCTTTCTGATAAGAAGTGAACGTTCATTGCATCCTCGTCGCTTGTATAGTTTCCACCAACAGATCCAGTAATCCAAGACTTCATCTTACGATCGTCAGCTTCAGAAGCTCTGTAACGAGTATGTAAGAATGGTCGTGAAATATTTTTACCTAATTGCTGATCGTAAACTGTAGAAGTTCCAGCTGGTACAATCACACCTTCGATATCTCCAACTAATCCACGAGTGGTGGCATCGTTTAAGTATTTCCAGTCAGTCTTATAGAAATCGTAAGATCCTCTACGGAATCCGCTAAATCCTAAGTTAAGCGCCATATCTTCAGAATTGTCAAATACACCATAAGATGTACCTCCAGTACCGTAAGAATTTTGAGCGGCTAACATATTGTCAATACCTAAAGAAGTTGCGCGATCTAAGAAAAGCATGTTTTCTTCAATAGCTCCTTGCTTATCTAGTTCTTGCAAGATAGCGTCAAAGTCTTCAAGACCTGCCGCTCCACCAAAGTTAGAGTCTGTATAAACAAGGCCTCTAGTTTCAAGTGCAGAGAAAAGTCCATCAGAACCAGTAAGAGTTGTTCCACCACCAAAGCTAGCGTCTGCAACTGTAATACCAGCAGCTGACTTTTCAGCTTCTAACATACTCATTTCTAATTGATCCTCAAAACGAATACGTGCTTCGTGCTCAGATTTTAAATACCATAAGTATCCAGATGTTCCAACTTCAGTAGTAACTTCAACCCACCCAATTTGAGCTGTATCAGATCCACTTACATTATACTTGTCTCTAAGGATAATTGGTTTGTTATTAAACTGCTCGAAAGCTGCATCAACAGAAGTACCTGCGTTAGATGTTCCTTTTGCATATTCAGAACCATATACGAATATTTTAGCAGCTGCATGCACTGTAATAGCTGGAGTTGCATATCCAGTTACTGTTAATGTAGCTACACCTGCAACTGTTGCAACAGACTGTACATAAGCTTTTTCTACCACTAAACCATTAGCTGAAGCAACTACGATAGTAGCCCCTGGTCCAATAACATTTTGAGAAACTCCCCCAACTGCTGGGATTATAACTGTTGTAGCTGTAGTCTCAACTGGATCGTAAGCTGCGTGTAATCTTCCTTGCTCTGACCAAACTACTACGTCTGAAGCCATTGGCATTTCTGCTCCTACCATTCTTAAGAATCCAGAGATCGTACGGTTTCCGTAACGCTCTACTTCTTTTTCATACACCTCAGGTAAGAATTGTTGTGTAAAGTCTAAGTCAGCTAGTGTTAAGTAGTTGTCTTGAAATAATGTTTGTGTTGGTCGTGGGACTAAGTGAGCTAATGCTCCTGCGCTCCCAGTAAATGAACCTGCTGCGGCCATAATTTTTTGTTTTTAGTTATTATTTTTTAATTTTGAAGCCATACTTGTTAGTGCTTTTTGACGGAACTGCTTTTACAGAAAACCCACTATTGTCACTGACTTTCTCATGAGTACCTCTAGGACCCATATCAATGTTTTTAGCGTTCTGTACACTTGTTTTCATTGCGTCGGCTTTGCCTTGCTCATAAAAATGGTTTGCAATCTTGTCTGCATTCATAGCTGTAAATAAAGACTTGTGATAACCTGCTGCGTCACTCATTTCATTTTTGTCGTTCAAGAACTTCTTGACCAAATTATTGATATCGCTTTGGGTGTCTTTAACCTGGTCTGCATTGTTTACTTTAAAACGGAATTTCTTTTCACCAACGTTGAAATCAAAACCTTTGAAATCATCGGTAAAAAGCTTTTCTGTTTTGTTCTTAAATACAGACACTTGACTTTCAGCTACTTTAGTTGCTGCTTCGTTTTCTTTACTATATCGATTGAAAAATTCAATCGCTTTTTGTTGCTCGGGGTTTAAATTTACCCCAGCTTTTACTTCGTCGTAATATCTTGTTTTTAACCCTTCTAGATGATTTTTAGCTTTTGCTAACTCTTCTTTCCGTGCTATTTTCTTTTTACGTACATCTCTATCCTCATCTAACTCCTCGTCATACGAAAAGTTATCTTCCATTAAGAAGTCAATTTCTTCCCTGTCTAAATGCGGTTTAGTTGACTCGTAGTATTCTCTTAGTAATTGCCCTTCATTTAAAGAAGCGTAATCAGTGTTAAGTTTTACGTAATCTTCCAGGCTTCCACCTGTATCATTCATAAACTCAACTACCTTCTGTATATTATCTGGTAATTCAATTCCTGAATTTTGTTGTTCAGCGAGAGCTTCGTGTACATCTTCTTGAAGATCTTCTACTTGTTCTTGCACCTCTTCTTCCGTTATCTCTTCAATAAAAGATTCTTCAGCTTGAACAGGTTCTGGCTGTTGAGGTGTTTCATCAGCTATTACCTCAGGTGTTTCAGCTACTTCTTCTACAACTACTTCAGGAGCCGTAACAGCTTCTTCTGCTGGTTTATTTAATTCGTCTAAATTAACTCTAATGACGCCATCATCATACGACAATGGTTTTTGTTCCTCTTGAGGAGCTTCCGCTACTACAGGAATTTCTTGTTCTTGTTCTTCTGCCATGATAAAATATTATATAATTGTTATTATTATTATTACCTAGGCCCAAAGGAACCTAAGTCAAAATCTCCGCTAAGTATATCGTTTCCGCTGGATTCGAAGTTTTTTGGAGGTAAATCATTCTGTCTTTGATTTATTAATTCACTCTGTTGTGTAGCTTGTAGCTTAGTTCTTTCGTCTTTTCTATCTTCTTTATCTGTTGCTTCAGATTTTCGACCTTGAACTTCAATGCCTTTAAGCTGCATATTCATTTCAAATTCTAATTGCATCAATTCTTTCTTAAGTGTGGCTTCCCTCATAAGCTTTTGATGGTCTATTTCTGCCTTTGCTTGTTCTAATGCAATCTTTTGTTGTATCAAGGCTTGACCTTTTTGTATCTCTGCTTGAGCAGCCACTTCCTGAGCCTGAGCATTTGCTTGAGCTTGAGCCTGTATATTCTGCTGTTGCATTTCCTGATCCTTCATTTGCTTTTCTGTTCTACGCAATTTAAGTAACTGGTTAGCTAACTTAATATTTTTAATTTCGCGTAGATCGATTGCATCAGATAAGTCTATAAGACCACTTTGAACAGCAGCTTGAATGTTGTTTTCAAGAACCGCTCTCTGCTCTTCGTCTGGTTGAAGCTCAATAAATATACCGAAGTCATATAAGTATAGATCACTCATTTCTTCAAGCACTGCCACATTTTGATTACCTATCTTATGTATAAACGCTTCCCTTGTAGGTGAGTATTCTAGTATATCTGATATCCTTAATGATAATCCTTCGCATAAATCTGACGTTAGATACAAGCTACCGTCCAATATATGTCTTGTTGCTGTATTAGAATTTGCTGCGGCCATTTTTTGCACACCAACTAAAGCTCTAGCATCTGGGGTACTGCCGTCTCTTGCTTCGTTGAGACCCGTTACATCACGGATCATTTGCATGTAATAGTTATAGTTAGCGATTAAACTTTGCATTTTTTGACCGCCAGCTCCAGTTGTAATTTCTTGTATTGGCACTTTACCAGGATTCATATCACCATCTTGAGTGAACGATCTACCTATAACAGAACCTGTTTGAAAAAACATATTAAGCGCTTCTTGCGGATTGTAATTAGTTCCATTACCAAGATCTACTTCTGCTAAACCATCAGCATCAAGATAAACACCATCAGGAACCATCCTTGACATTACTTGTTGTAACTTTAAGTGCGTTAATTGAATCATATCCGCAAAACCGGTTATACGGCTTACTATTGATTCTATTCTACCCCTATACATTCTAGGCGCTACGATGCTATAATTCATCTTAACCTTAGTGTAATCACTTTTAGGTCGAATCATATTCTTTGCTAATTCCCATTTAAGCATTTCCCCGCCTAAAACTTTTACTCCCTCATAAACAACTTCTAAAGATTTAGATAGCTTAGTTATCCCGTACTCCTCATATAATTCTTCAGGTGGATTAAATTCATCTGTTTTAGGAATTATTTTAGCTGCTCCTGTAGCGGTTTCCTTAACCTTGTAAACTTCATTTGAAAAAGTCTTGTAATTAAAGTAAAGAACCTGAACAGTATTTGAATCGTCATAATCCGAATTACTAAGGGTTCTGTCATAAAAGCCATTGTTGCTTGTATTTTGACCTGCTATTTTTTGTAGATCATCATTAGTTAAATGAGGGAATTCTTTTTTAAGTTCGTTTAAATGAACTGCTTTAACTTCTCCTACATAATATATGTCATCAAAATACGGAGAATCCGTATAAGACCATACTAAATTTACAGGGTCCACGTAATCAACTAAAGCTCCTTCTGCTTTGCTAAAAGTGTTTTTAACAGCTCCAATACCTATTACGGTTAAATCATAATTGCAGCGTCTTTTAGTTAAATCATATTTATTACCATCTAATAAAACATTTAAAGCCTGCTCTTCTGCTAATTCAACTTGCTGCTTATAACTTAGTTGCATGTGT